GTTAGTCCAATCCATATTGCCAATGTCAAAATAAACTTTTTCATATCATCTCCCTTTATTTAAATCTATCCAGTATATCACCAGTATTTAGATTCTCTTTTATACCATGTAGAGCATCTATTAATTTACGCAATCTTTCGTTTTCGTTATTTAATCTTTCTATCTCTTTGCCTTTTATATCTAGCTGTGATTCCAAAATGCAGATTTGCGTATGTGTTTGTGAATCGTTTGACCAATCTCTAACGCCCATATTACACCTCTTTTAATAATGGTAACCTCAATGATTGTATTCGTTTAATAAAAAATTCTTTATCTTCTACTACTTCCATTCCAGAGTCTAATTTTCTTAAAGTATTGCCCATACCACTAATTGCTGATTCTACATTTTTGCCTAAAGCTTCTTTGGTACTTAAAACTTCTTTTTGAACTTGTGCCATAGCTGCTGGTGCTTGTGCTTGTAACTCACTTAATAGTGCTGGTGTCTGTGATTGTAATTCTGCCAACATTCCTGGTGCTTGTGATTGTAATGTACTTAGACCATCAGTAAGACCAGTAGCAAGATTATTTGATTGTTGTGTTAAAGAATTAGTTAATGCAGACAGACTTTGATTACTAAGAATTGGTGCATTGTTTTGTAAAGCCGATTGTACGTCATTTGGTATATCTTGAAATGGTAACGTAATCGGTGGTGCAAGTGAAGTATCTCCGAGTTTTGGTGCTATAGATGGTAGCTTCTGTAATGTACCATCTGCATTTTTTAGAATATTTGGTATAGTTGCACTACATGGATCAAATTCAGTAACCAATGAAAATACAGATTGTGAAAGATCATTTAAATTTAAATTAGCAAATCCCCTAATACCAAGTGCATCTGCATAATCTTGAACAATATTAACAATCGAAGCTGCAGCTGCAACACTAGCTAATGGTAATTCTGCCAATGCAGCTAAATCTTCTCTTAATGATTGTGGAATTGTTGGTATTGGAATAACACTAGCTATTGAACTGCCAAGAGTTGATAATGCACCACCAAGAGTACCAGCTAATGCTTGCAAACCATTAGGCGTACCAAGGTCTAAATTAATAAACGTATTAATTTGAGTTTGGGCACCAATTTTTAAATTATTTAAACCAACAGTTACTCCACAAGTTAATGACATAACGCCTCCTTATAATCCAGTTGTTTGAATATCTGCACAAGAGTCTGCACCATTTCTTACTGGATCAGATGGACAACCATGATCTGTTCCACTATCATGCCTTGAAAAAGTATTAGCTCCAGTATGTGTATGTTTATCACCATCCCATCTTTCATAAAATGCACCAGCATACTCTTTATGAGTTGTACCACCAATTTTATTTTTAAATGTACCAAGTACATTAATGGATGAATTACCAGAAATCTGTGCAGTTGAATTACCAACAATAGTCTCAACAACATTACCAGTAACAGTAATATTACAATTAGAGTTTGTTGAAAAGCCCATATCACCCAAAGCTGTAATGTCGATTGCTTCTTTACTAACAAGTGTTACATTTTTCTGTACGACAGTACCCATAGTGCCAAGTGTCAATTCTTTTAGATCACCACTAATAGACTCAACAACATTACCAAGAACATTGATTGTTCTATCAACATCAATGTTAATGATTTGATCTTTACCAACTTTTAAATCACAATTACCATTGACCACTACTTTTCTATCAGCCAATACTTCTGTTACTTCGTTACCAGAGATTTTTGTTCTCTTATCACCATGCACGTTTAAATGATAATCACCATATACTTCTTGAACTAAATCACCTTGATACAACATACGACAATCACCACCGATTGTAACATTACACGTTCCAGTTATAGTAACATCTTTATATCCAAGAACTATCTCATAATCATTAGCAACTACTTTAACAACTTTAGTGCCATCTGGCTGTATTTCTTCAAACGTACCAGTTTTGTGAAATTTGTGCAATCGTTCTGCATTTGGTGTATCGTCCCATTCTTCAACATGACCACTTTCACTCATACGAACATGATTAAATGGATATGCAGAGCTCAAACTAACAGTAGCTAAATAATCTGTTGGACTATCTTCAACTCCGCCATATCTTGGATTTGGTTCATTCCACGGTGCAGTTGCATAAAGTGCTGAATTGTCTGTATTGTCAATAGTAGTTGACATATCACCAGCTATACCGACTGGAACACTTTTTGTTCTTGATTGTCTTTTATAATTTAATGATGGTGAATCTTCAGATGTTTTGCCACCATCAGATTTTAGTGGTACTGGAATTTCACCACTACCACGAGCAAGACGATTTGTGTCTGGTTCATTTAAATGTGTTGTTAATGGATATATACCATTTGGATCATTAAAGCCTAGTTTTGGATTTGCTTGATCTTCAGGCTTTCCACCGAATGTTCCCATCATTACTGGTTCTTGAGCATTTTTACCATCACGAAAAAAACCAAATACCCATGTGCCTTCAACTGGCCCCATTGGTGTTGTACCAATACCATTCATAGCTGCAGATGTAATTGGTTGAACTGGTGTAGCCCAAGGCAAATGTTCTGTTGGTATTCCAAGACCATCAACTTTATTATCAGTATGATAACCAAGAATACGAACACGACAACGACCAAGTTTTAACGGATCTATTCGATCTTCGACAACGCCTTGCCACCATACAAAATCACCAAACATAATTATTCTTCCTTTCTGGATGTTCTATTCTCAACAACTTCTTCAAGTGCATCTTTAGTAACTTCAATACTCATTGTATAACTCATTTTAGCATCTTTAGCTTCAAAGTTCTGAAAAGTATGTCGAATAGCAGTAACCATATAAACACCACTAAGAAATTTATCAAATTCAACATCTGATTTTTTATCACCATCACTAGTTTCTGGTGTTGGAACATTTACTTGAACAGTATGACCAACTCTTAAATATGAATTACCAGGTACTTCTAATAGTAATGTAATATTATCATATGCATTTAGTTGTGCTTTTCTTTGCAATTTCCATTCTTCAACTTTATTATCATATAAATCACCAACATTAGTTGAATACATTTGATTGTGTTTTGGATAAAACTCAACAACACTATCAGTCATATGTGGTAAATCTTTTTGTGTAGTAACTGGAAAAGCATTTTCAGAATCTATCGGTGCAAATGACGTTCTTGGAACTTGTGCAGATTTAACTTCCATATCAGATGCAGCTATTATTGGAAATGTTCCAACATGATTCAAAGCAAAGAAATTATCATAAGCACTAAAATCGTATTGTGTTATCTTTTTTCTAACAATATCATGTGTTATTAGTTTTGATGCATATGCACCACCAGCTGTATTTTTGATTTTATCGAATTGTTTAAGAAAATACATTTTATCAATTCTTTGGATGCCTTTCGCTAAATCTTCTACACCAGCTGCATCACCAGAACGCTGAACATACTGATATGTAAATGTTGGTTCTTCTTCAGCAAGTTTATTAATAGTTGTAAATTGCGGTCCATCTATTGTTTCATAAAATACATAATTGTTAGCACCATATTCTTTACACTTAGCTCTTTCACATAACCACTTAATAGCTGATATTGGTTTTAAATTCGGTATAATTAAAGTTTCAGTTCTTTCTGTTGGTTCAACATTTAAAACTCTACCGTAATCCAAATAATCATAATATATATCAGCAACCATATCACTTATTTTCTTATTTCTATAAGAACGTGATACTTTAGAATGAACACTACTCATAAATTGTTCAGAGAATAAGTCCAAAGTAAATTTTTGTGCTTTGAGTGTGCTGAAGTATCTAGCACTTATAGAATTAACGTGTAATGGAGGTGGTTTAATACTATAAAATGTTTCTTTTTCATTACCATCAACTGCAGCTAGAGATATATCAATATCCAAAGTTTCTTCGCCCACTATTGGAAACTTCTCTGGAATATTATAAGAATCTGATAAAACAACTGTACCAGAAAGTGCAGGCTTAAATAGATTTTCTTCTATTGTTATTTCAAGACAAAAAGCCGTTAGATCATATTTACCAAGTGCTGATCTAATTCTTAATTGGTTGACTGTTACATCTTGAGCATTTTTTTGTTTATCTGCCATTTCAAACTCTATGCAATAAATCTCTTAAATTCATTAATAATCTGTTGTAAATATTCTAATCTAATAATATCAATCGTTCTCTTTTTATCATTAAGCTTTTCTTCATATAAAAAATTAGTTATTGCAGTTCCACCAGATGCTGTAACTCCAGGAGCTATCAAAGTTCCAGGTGCATCTACTATATCACCATTACTATTTTCGTAATGATGAGTACCAGTAACGCCTCCACTATTCTTATACTTATCTGCTACATATTTCTGTAAATCAAAATAGTTCAGAGGCCAATCATAATATGGATTAGTCATATAATTTGCATACATGATAATCCAATGTAAAGTAGAATCACCATAAAATTGATATGCAAGTGTATCTGCTCTATCACCATCTTGAATAAAGTATTGTTCAAACAAAGCTGCATTATTAACTTCTATTTTCTTTCTAACTCTTTTTAAGATATTAGTGATTTGTTCAAATCGAGCTTCATTTTTATTACCACGAATATCGTAGTTAATAGCTGGGAAATATTCAAAGTATGCCATAATTAAAAGCCTCCGAAAGTATTAACTTCATCACTTGTAATAATATCAATTTCTTCAAAACCAAGTTGAAGTGTTACAGATGTTGGTGCGCCATTTTCAAAAGAACGCCAACCAGCTGTTGTATAATTTGTATTGACTGATTTACAAACCATAGGCTTAAGTCTCGGTAAATAATTATTGTCTAAAAGAGTTTCATTATCTGTATGTAATGTTTTAAAGTTTATTTGAAATTCATCTGGATAATTAAATATTGTTCTACTTTCTGGATTCTGAAAAGATGGTTTTGAGTGAGTTCTAATAGCTTTAATAATCTCGCCAATAGCACCTAATTCAGCATCATTTCTTGCAGTTAATGTCCATGAAAATTCAAATGGTCTGAATGGAACGCCACCAAAAGTTTGTTCTTTGAATGGATTTGTTTTTACTCTAAAGGTACTTTCAATAGCTCCTTGAATAGATCCGCCACCAAGCATGGCACCAGCTGCACCACCAAGAATACCACCTCCAAATAATGTACCAACCAATCCACCAGCTGCACCACCGGCAAGATTACCAAGTTGACTAAGACCAGCATATTTAGCACTTTCTGAACCAGAACCTTTCCCTGACATTATCTTATCACGAGCTAATGCCATTGCGCCCAGATCAGTACCTTGCCAATCAACTTGCTCATTATAAGTAAGATTCTCTGGCATTGGTAAATAAATACTTCTTACTGGTTGTGCAGTATTATAACCTTTATTTGTTGATCTAAAAGTTTTTAAAGCATCTTTCGAAGCTTCTACAATACCACCACCGATTGCTGAAATTTTACTGCCTAGCACTTCAACTTTATCAGCAAAATTCTTTTTTGCTTCATCAGTATTAAGACCAACTATTTTTTCTTGCAAGTTTTGTATTTCTGCTTTTCTATCAGTTATAGTTTTAATTTCTGCTTCAATCTTTTCTTGAATTTCTTTTGTTGGTTTTTCTGTTTTTAATTTATTAAGAACTTGTAGCTTACTACTTAATGCTTGGCCTAGTTTATTAATTGAGTCTGATGCTGTTCCACCGTATTTATTTTTTAGATGCCTTTTCAAGCCTTTCAAAGATGCACCACTTTTTCTTTGAATAATCATCTGAATACAATCTGGATGCGTAACAGGATTATCTCCATCTTGTGAATGTAAATCTTCCGGATACATCAAACTCGGTAAAGTCTGTTGTGCAGCTCTTTTGTTTTTTTGTTCTTGAGACATTTATTTCCTCTTTCTTACACGAATTGCAGTTTGTTTCCAGACAACTCTATCTGGTAATCTTCTTCTTTGTTTAGAGTAAAATCTTTCAGTTGGACAAAACATAGCTATTTCCCAATCCAATGGATGAACTTCAATTATTTTTGATGATATATTAGAATAGTTATATCTTCTATAAGCATATTTAGCATAACGAAACTTTCTATTATTTCTTATTACTTTTTTAAGTGAATTAAATAATAATCGTGTATTTGTTTTATACTCATTATTATTCAAATAATCAAATAAATTTCCCATTGTCATAGCTCTTGCTTTTGGTGTCATATAATGAAAATTAATACCCTCAAATTCTTCATCTGATTTATTCACAATAAACATTAAAGGATACATATCAAAAGTTGCATCAAGTGTTTTCGGATCAGGAAGATACTTATAAAAGTACATTCTACCAAGAAAGAAGTTAGCTTTCTTCTTACCACCTTGTCTTAGCATGCTACGATAGTTAAAACTTGTTGCATACTCAGCTGCATAATCTTCATAGAAATCAACTGACTTCAAACTTCTTTCAATGATACTTTGTTGTTTTGCAGCTTTATGTGCTTTTTGAAAAAATGAATCATTACCTAAATATTTAATATGGTCATTCAAAACTCTTAAAAGTGGTGTACTACCACGATCTCTTAATTCTTGTATTTCATCTTGAAATCTCTCTGCACCCTTCTTAATATCAGCTACTTTCTCCAAACCCTTTTTTGGTGCTTTCTTTAAAACTACTTGAGCCTTCTTTACAGAACCTAGAAATTCCTCTAAAGTTGGAAATCCAAGTTCTTTAAGATGTTTTGCATACATCTTTCTTTCTTCATAGTTAAGGCCTTCAACAGTTTTTCGTATATCTCTATTTTTTGCAATTTCTTTTATATTTCTTATTTTTTTTCTACGAAACAGACTTGCAATTATCCTAAAGAGTTCTCTAACTCTAGGGTATTTTTGCAATTTCTTCAAAGATTTTAAAATCTTCTTTTCATCTTTTCCAGCTGACTTTAATGTTTTCTTTTCTTCTCTAGTTGCCATTGTACTATTTATAATAGATTTTAGTATTTATTTGATGCCTAGCTCTTTTTCTGTAAGAACAACAAACTGCCAATCTCTCTTTTCTGCCCATTTTCGAGCAGCTTTCCATTTTGACTGATTTCTAACATATGCCTTCAGTTCATTTCGATATTTACTAGATGCTCGTTTTGGCTTCTTCGGTGGATTGCATTGGCTTTGTGGTTTTATCTCAATTATATACTTTTTATACTGTCCAGACTTAGATAGCACTTTTACATAAAAATCCACAAAATATCGTCTATTTCTCTTTTCAACTGGATTATAATATGGAATAACTATATTTTCAGATCCCCACTCAACAACATTCGGATTTTTATCTAAATACTTCATATATCTCAGTTCCCAACTGGAGCGGTACTCACACTCATGGAGATCAGCTACATATTTCTCCTTATTCTTTACCTTATATTTGCCGATTCGGGGATACTTTTTCATATATGTATTATAAATATAGTAAATGTTCATGTATTTATAATCAGACGAGAAATCAAATGTCAAATATATCAAATTTTAAAGCAAACAACTCAGGTTTATTTGCACGACCAAACCATTTTGAAGTTCAATTTGTTGGGCCTCATAGTGATGCTAATACTGAAAGAGGCTTAATGATTAATTGTAATACTACAAATGTACCTGGCTTAACAATGGTTGCTGGAGATAAAGATGCAACATATAGATCACAAGTACGACAAAAAGTATATGATGATGTAACTTTTACATTTCATGTTAGCGACGATTATAAAGAATTAGAGTATTTTCAAACTTGGATGAATTTGATGATTGATCCTATAACTAATCGTGTTGGTTTTTATTCTGATTATGTTGGTGAAATCATTATAACTAATAAAAGTAGAACAAACACTACAGCTTTAAGAACAACTTTATTAGATGCTTATCCAAAAAGAATTGAACCATTGGCAGTAGATTATAGTACAAATGATGCAGCTATGAATTTAAGTGTAAATGTTCAATATCGAACTTATAAACAAGAATACTTTGATCCAAAAGCAATAGTTGAAGTTGAAGTTGAACCAACACCTAAGTTCACAAATTTAAAGAAAGTTCGTAAAACAGAACCACTTACAGAATTTAGAAAAAGAATGGGACTTCAAGTTCCAGAGGAGTTTAGGATTAATCAGTAATTTTTATTATTATCATTTTATATTAAGGAGTTAATGAAATGGGATTACCAAGAGTAGCAGTACCAGAGTATAGTATGACTTTGCCATCTAATGAAAAAGAAGTAAAATATAGACCATTCTTAGTTAAAGAGGAGAAGCTTCTCTTAATGGCAATGGAAAGTGAAAAAGAAGATGAGATTATGGATGCAATAAAAAATGTAATTACAAATTGTGTTCAGGGTGATATTAATATTGATAAACTTCCATTATTTGATATTGAATATATCTTTTTATGGTTAAGGGCTAAATCAAAGGGTGAAGTAATTGAATTAAATTATAGTTGTCCAAAATGTAAAGGCAAAATACCAGTCTCTTTTAGTGTTGAAGATATTAAAATACATAAATCTGATAATCATTCAAATAAAGTAGAACTAACAGATGATTTAGGTATAGTGCTTAACTATCCAGATATAGTCTTACAAAAGAAAATTGCATCACTACCAGATGATTTAAAAGAAGTTGAGTTAATATTCAAAACTATATTGACTTGTATTGACTATATCTATGACAAAGAAAAAACATATTCTTCCAAAGATCATACAGAAAAAGAAATGGAAGAATTTTTAGATTCTCTAACTGACGATCAATTTCAAAAGTTATCAAAGTTTTATGAGGGTATGCCAAAATTGAGGCATGAAATTAAATTAGAATGTAAGAACAAAATAAAAGAAGAAGGCAAGAAAAAAGAAAAAGCATGTGGTTATACTGAAGATGTAGTTTTGGAGGGCCTTCAGTCTTTTTTCGGGTAAGCCTCTGTGATAATTCTCTGGCTAGTTATATGCAAACTAACTTTTCAATGATGCAACATCATAAGTATTCTCTTACAGAGTTAGAAAATATGATACCATGGGAAAAAGAGATTTATGTAGCATTGTTAGTACAATGGGTCGCAGAGGAAAATGAACGTATTAAAGCAGAAAACGCAAAAATGAGGGGATAAAATGCCATTACCATTACAAAAATTAACAGACCAAGATAGAGCCGGCTTTAGTGGTAAGAAAGATATAGCTGGAGTAGATGCGAGTGTTCGGGGATTAACTAGAGCAATTGAATCGAATACTAGTTTTGTAAATAGTCTTGCTGTCGTTATTTCAAGTGCTTCAGTTATTCAAGCAGAATCTACTCAACTGGGTATAGCAAAACAAGAAACTGGAAAGGCAATGAAAGTTGAAGCCGATACAGAGTTAAAAAAACCTTGGCTAAGTTCTGTTAAAAAAAGTTTAGGTAGTATTAAAGATT